AATAAACCCACCATTCCAAAGCGTTTATATCTGCTCTGATGTTTTACCAAAACAGATTTGCTTTGCTGAAATAAACAAAAAGGACACGCAATAATGTTTAATCATGAAGAAGTAGAACTAACTGAAATGAATGCGGTGACAACCGACTCTGGACGTAAGTATAAGACCCCCGAAGGGATTGACCTTCCGTCCATTACCACTGTCCTGTCTATTCTTTCGCGGGATAGTATCGCAGCATGGCGTAAACGTGTCGGTGAAGCCGAGGCAAACAAAATCTCTGGTCGTGCATCGGGTCGTGGAACTCGTGTTCACGAAATCACTGAGAAGTATATCGACAATGACCCGAACTATAAAGACGGTTATACTCCAGACATCATCCACTCATTCAATGTTATGAAACCAGTATTAGATGGTTTTATCGGCACAGTCTACGCACAGGAAGCACCTCTCTACTCAACTCACTTAGGCGTTGCTGGTCGCGTAGACTGTGTTGCCGAATTCGATGGTCAACTATCCATCATTGACTTCAAGACTGCAATGAAGAAGAAACAGAAGAGTTGGATTAACAACTACTTCATGCAGGAAGCCGCATATGCTATCATGTGGGAAGAACGCACGGGACAACCTATCACACAGTTGGTGACTATTATCAGTGTTGATGGTATGGATAAACCACAAATCTTTGTCGAACATCGCGACAATTGGATTAATTCTTTGCGTGATACCATCAAAAAGTATAATGAAGAGCAAGATTCGACTTCCATTTTATTATAAATAGTGGTATAATACTATTTGTATAAATGGGAAATCGATGCAAAAGTTTAGTCAATATCTTTCCGAAGAAGTAAAAGTCTCTGACTTTCCTGAAGGTGTATTTGGTGATATGCCTGTTGAGAAGAAGTCGGGTAATAATAAGACCACAGTTTTTGTTGCGCGGTCTAATGACCGTCTCACAGACCGTGATGAACTTGTTCGGAGTCTCAAACAAGCTGGTGTTAAGGCAGAGGTTCGAGAGAAGTCTGGTCAATCGGTTGACCCAATCCATATCGATGACGGATTTGATACAAAGGTAATCATTCTCATCAAACCTAAATCAGGCGGTATCGGCGAGACAACTCTCAATGCATCCATCACTGAATTGTTCCCTGCTATCGCATGGGAAAAAGGTTTCAAGGTTGGAACAAATGTTGAAGCATTCTATGACTTTCTCTTAGAA